AACGATCGTTTCGGTGAAGTGAGAGTAGCCGGAACAAGTGAGAATCCTTTATTTTGCCTTGCGGATGTTTGCCGGGTTTTGGAAATAAAAAATGTCAGTGATTGTAAATCAAGATTGGATCAGAGGGGTGTAGTTTTAACCGATACCCCAACATATAACCAACACGGGGCAGAGGTTATCCAACAACTTGTTTTTATTAACGAAAAGAACCTCTACAAGGTAATCATGCGATCCGACAAGCCGCAAGCCGAACCATTCCAAGACTGGGTATGCGGAGAGGTTCTCCCTTCCATCCGTAAACATGGGGCGTATATGACAAACGATACACTGGAGAAAGCCTTGACCTCGCCCGATTTCTTGATCCAATTGGCCACAAACCTTAAAGAGGAACAACAAAAGCGTATCGAGGCCGAGCGGAAAGTAACCGAGGCCGCTCCTGCCGTGGCTTTCACGAACGCCGTTCAATCGGCGAACAGTTCCTGCCTGATCGGTGAGCTAGCCAAGCTGATCGCTCAAAACGGGTATTCCATCGGGGAGAAAAGGTTGTTCGCATGGATGCGTGACAACGGATATCTCGGAAAGCATGGTGAGAGATACAATATCCCTAACCAGCAATATGTTGAACAAGGATTATTTGAGTTGAAGAAAGGCGTAAGATCCGGTAGTAACGGGGTACTGCATACTACTATCACGCCTAAGGTCACCGGAAAAGGGCAAGTTTACTTCGTGAACAAGTTCTTAGGTAATAAGGAGGCTTGTTGAGTGAATTTACGACAATTTCATAGAAAATCATCATGATATATAATATATTCAAGCAAATCCGTATATGGTTCGTCCTCTTGAGGGCGGACATCCAACTCCGATACGCCATAAAGGAGGCCAAGGAGAAGTACTCGAGGCGTAACGTGCGCTATTACGTGATCCCTAATTACGATCATAGGTTGATAACTTGCAACCGATCGGAGGTACGTAAATACAGGACGGACGGTTACTTCGCCCATTCTGTACGGATCAACGATTTCAACCGGGAATGTTTTTATTATACGCCATACGCCAACGGTAAAAATCCCATATCGGCCAAGGAGAGGGCGTTAAAGAGGAGGTCATGGTTGAATTACGTGTTACAGGCGAAAGGTCTTATATGATTAAGTGAAATAGAAAGGGGGTGACATTTATTTGCCAACCCCTTTCTTGTATCAGGCTTACTCGGAAGCTATGATACCCGCGGCTCTCAAGGTCGCTAGGATGCTGTTAACCTTGTTTACCACGTCCGTTAAGGCGGCGGAACTTTCCAGATTATCGATCTTGGGCTGCATGCCGTTCTTGAATAAATCCTTGAAGATTTCCAGCTCGCTTCTAACCTTGCTTACTTTTGACATTTTAACCTCCTTTTTTTAATGTTGGTATTTATAATTGTTGATTGATAGCGTCGATGCCTTGGCCGGCTATCATTTGTTGTTGCTGAGCGGCTAATTGTTCCTTCTGCGACTGGATCAATTGCAATAACTGATCGGCGAACGGGAAATTTCCCACCTCGAGCATTTGCTCGATAGATATATGCTTGGCGTTCAGCAACTGCAATAGCAACTCGTTGGATAACGCCCTGTATACCGGAGTGTCGTAGCTCTCTGATATGGATATGTCGAAATCCACGCCTCCCATGGTCTCCGGGTCCCATTGGACATAGCCGTTCCTTCCAACGATCCTTATTATTTTTTTATCGTCGTAGAATTGCTGGATGTTCTTGCACTTCTTGTACATGCCCGATATGATGAAGCTGGCGAACGATTCCAGCAAGTCCACGATGCTGTTGCTGGCGTTGGACGCTTGTTGCTGGTATAAGGCTCCGCTTGTCCCGCTCGTGGGCTGTTTCCCCTGCATGGCCCCTTGTACCCCGGATACGTCCTCCATCATGGACATCTGTAATTTTATCATGTCTCCCAACCCTGCCGGCACGCTCCGGTTCATCATCTGCTGGGGGACCTGTGCCCCCGATTTGAGTTTCAGCTTGATCACGCCGTTGAACTTCGTCCACTCGTCCGCTATATCCTCTATGCTCATGTCATCGGGAACGGAGGCCTCGTCTACCACCAGCACTCCCTTGGCGCTCGCTTTCGTCACGAAATCGTTCAGGATGATATAATGGTTGATATACCTTTGCTGGTCGATGATGTCGCTGACGAACGAGTGTATCTCCCCGTCAACGAAAGGATATGCCTTCATCGTGTAAGGGTGGCTCCCGTGGCTATAAGGGCTTTCTCCCTCGTCAAGTATATCCCCGAACGGTGAAAGATAACGGTAGTACCAGTAGCTTTGTATCATGTACTCGTACTCTATGAGCGGGACCTCGCTCTCTGGCATGTATAGCGTGGGTTGTCCCAGCTCGTCCAGCACGTAATTCCCCAGATCGTCCTTGATCCTGTTATCCTCCAGCCGGCCCTCGTTCTCAGCGTCTATGTTCCCCTTGTTCGAGTAACTGTCCACGTAAGCGTCGCCCTTCAGCCAGTCGTGGCACCAGAACGCCTTTCTTCTCTCGAGCGTCCATAGTTCTATCACACGGCATAAGCGGGGGTCTTGCGGGGCCATAAACCCGTTAAGGTCATAGTTGTTGCCCTTGAACGTGTCGTTGAACTTGGCGATATAGTCCTTGTCACGGGCGTTCTTGTATATATCTTGCAGCCTTTCATAACCCCTGTCATCCTTGGCGAATACGCTGGCGAGTTGCCCGAAGGTCACGTCATGGATCTCTCCGATCATCTCGATGTCGGTATGTCTGGGGTCGTTCATGGGGCCATCCACGAAGAACAGGTTCGGGTTGACGTTGTCAGTCCAGCATTCCCTTCGGTTCTCCCTTTGGGCGTAGGTCTCTTTCTGTATGGATAGGCCGCTTATGAGGAACTCCTCGAACATCCTTGCGTTCAGCTCCTTGATGTCGTTGATCTTGTTGTTGTACTCGAGCATGGTGCTCATGGTCTCTCCCAGCGTTTGCTCGTCACGATCCCTCGCCACGCACACGGGTGTCTTATTCTGGTTCCGATAAACGCCGATGACGGTCCTTGCCAACCTTCGGATAAGGTTGTTGGTCATGGGGATATTCCCCTGCATCCTTATATATTCCTCCTCCGGGATCATCCGGCCACAATACTCGATCAGGTCCCCCCATTGGTCGCCGTACATATATCTCTTGTTCCTGTCCCTCTCTTTCCTGAACTTGTCGAGCTTGTCCCATGCCCTAGCGCATTGGTATACCAATGGCATGTTCCGCCCGTCCGTCATGTTTCGTCTCTCGTATTTGACGGTATCTATAGGTGATATCCTCGATTTAGGGATCAATCTAGTCATGGATTCTTTTTTCTGACGAATATGGGGACTTGGCGTTCAATCGTAACGATAAAACTTGTCGGTTGTCATATGGTAGCCTCGCTGATAGGACCATGGGGCCTTACGCCGGGGGACTTATCCTTGGGGATGGACGGCAGATCCATGTCGCAATAACATATATAAAGTCCTATAGCCCTAGTCATGACCTTGTCGTCGTGCTTGCCTTCCACGGCCCCGAACGATCCGTTGGCTTTCTTCTCGTACGTGGACATCTCATCCAGCGTGTCTATATCCCGCTCGATATATGACTGTTCTCGGAGGCATGCCACGAGATAGGATATGATCATTGGCTTGGTGTTCCGGTTCGTGTGGAATCCCCATTCCGTCAGTTTTCCGGCCCGTATCTTGGCCTCGCTCGCCTTACGTGCGTACAGGTTGTCGTAAGCGTCCCCGATCTGGTTGAATATCAACTCGGACTGGTCTCCGTCCGTATCGTTGTCCTTGGTCTCTATGGTATTGCTCTCTATGACTAACAGGGCGTTCCCGAAAAACTTGGCGATCTGGGCGGATTTCCATGCTAACAGGTCATGGTCTATGTGTCCGTGCCATTCGGCCACTACCTCCGGCTTCCCGCCAAACATCATCCAATAGCGGTCTATCACCAATATGTCCGAGAAATCGGATTTCTTTCCACGGCCCCCTATATCCACGATCACGAGGTAACGATTCTTGACGTTCGCTTGATCGTCTGGCAACGACCATACCTTGAGCGACCCGTTATGATCCTCCTTGAATGACAGCTCTGTCAAGGCGCTCTTCCCTTTAACGGACTTGCCCGATATCTCCCCGACATACTTGGGTGGCTTGCATCCATCCTTCAGCTTGTCTATATGATATACGCTGAATACCATATTGCCGGAGTTCTTGAACGCCTCCACGTCATCGCTGGGGAACTCCGCCGCCATGTCCGCGTGCTCCATGAAATCCTTCCGCTTGACTAAATACCAGTTTATAGCCTCGAAGGAAGCCCCCAGCTCCCATAGTCTCCAATAATATTTCCCGGGGTCTAGGCATCCATCCGGCGGATTGTCGTTCTCCTTGTTGTCTAGAAGCCATTTGGCGAATATCCTCTTGTCCTTCACGGGTAGCTCGTACCTCTCGATCTTGAACCATGGGACGAATACGAACCTCCTGTTGCTTTTGCCTTTCTTGGCCGTGACGCATGACCGGTAGAAGAAATTCCCCATACCGTTAGCGGTGGATTCTATGACCTCTACGGTAAGTGGGGCCAATAGCAAGGATGATGATATGCTCCTTATTATATCCTCAGGGGTTTTCCCGTCCGTGTCATCCCATAATCCCACCTCGGAATAATGTACGCAGCTCATGTCACCGCCTCGTCCCGAGTTTGGGCTGTTATAGGTACCTATGGTTATGACCGTGTCCCTCGCCTTCTCCACGTTACTACCTTTCCCGTACGTTATGATACTGTCCAATTGCGATCCCTCGTAAGGCGTGAATCCCAGCGTGACGTTATCCGGTAGGTCCAACAGCCATGTGGGGTATTTCTCCAGCATCTTGCTATACATGGCCTTGATCTTCCTTGACGTGGATGCGTCTTGAGCTACGATGGTGGAGTACCACGCCTCTTTATGGCATAGTTGTATCCACGCTATATATAGCTGTACCAACGTGGAACCTCCCCATTGCCGGGCCTTTAGCAGGATGATCCTTATGGGTAGTCCCGCCAATCTCATATTCTCCATCACGGATAGCAGCAGGCGTTGTGGATAGTTGAGCTTGAAATGGATGTTCTTGCCTCCCTCCTTGTTCTTTATCTCGCAGAAAGAGTAAGCCCAGAAAGGGAAGTCATGCTTGTTCCTTACTTTTATGAACTGTCGTACGACCTTCTCATGAAGTTCCTCGTCATACCTCTTGAAGGTGACCTTGCAAAAGGCCCTTATGGATTTATACCTTATTATTCTTTTAACTAGCTTGTTTGATAGCATGCTGACTGGCAGGAGCATCTTGTATGGGTACATGTCGGATATCTCGACCATCTCTCTTGTCCCGGGCGAGTTCTCTCCCTTGATAGGGTCGAAATGGGCGTGCATCTCGTCGTTCCTCCTGTTATTCTCCTCTACTAACCAATCTATAGTCATGATATAAATTATATAGCTTTATCCAGCAAAACCCAATCAGCGATGACGCTAGATGTATCTCCCAGCTTATGCCGGGAATGACGTATGATATGACAAGACTGCTCGCCCATATCGCCCGGTCTCTCCATTTGGCCGAGGCTAGTCGCTCGCCCCACGTGGCGAATATCATGGCGCTCGCCCCGATGACGGGGGACGTGGAGAAGAACGAGGCGAGGACGGCCATGATATAGGACCGTGCGATCTCCCTCTTGCCAATTCGCATTACCTTCAGGGCGTATGAGTTCCCGATCAGATGCCATATGTTCACGTGGAAGAACATGTATGACAGCCTCGTCCAGAAGGGGTATGACGGCCCGGAGGCGAAACCTAGTGGGTCTAGCGGTAACACGTATATCAGAAACAGTGCCGCAATCGTCGCATGGTTTGCTCGTAACATTCCTTTCTCATTTTAGATATGATGGCCTTGGCGCTCTCTGGCGTAAGGACGAAACATGGGGCGGGACTCTCTATGATGATGGATACGATATGCTTTATGGGCATCTTGGGGTGATCCGATCGGTACGAGACGAATTTCTCGAATAAGGACTTGTAGAACATCTTGGCGTTGTCCTTCATACCCTTTGGCATGGCTCCCTTGTTCATCTGGTATATGACGGACGAGGCCCTTTCCACGGATACCCAGTATCTGGAGGCTTGTGACGCTACGGTCTCGGCAAGTAGGTCCATATAGACAAGGTCCTTGTCTGATCTCATGTTCCTGTTCAAGGCTTCCCTGTACGCCCTAAGGAGGTCAAGGTTTCTTTCCCGCATCATGGAGAATACGCTTCCGTTCTTCCTCATATCATACCTGTTTTTACCAAAGTTACGAATTTCGGCTTTGTCGGGTAAGATTTATCGTTATGGAGGCTTGTATCGTTATCATATTTGCGTATAGAATAATTTTTAAAAAGCAACGTATGCCAGAGAATGATATTGACAATAAGCCCGTTACGTCTAAAAGAGATATATTTTTGGAGAGTATTAGGGGACGTTATCCGGATTTGGACGTGGAGAACGAGGATGAGTTTTACGGAAGATTGAACGACGAATTTGATAGGTTTGATAGAGGTGATAAAGCGCAGAGGGAACTAGGGGACTTGTTGGCCTCTGACCCTAGGAGCGCCGGCTTCTTGATGGTGATGCGCAAGGGCGGTAATCCCGTGGAATATCTTATCGAGAATTACGGGGATGATTTTAAGGCCGCCTTGGAAAGCGAGGAGGGAAAGAACAAATTCTCAGAGGCTTTTTCCAAGTATATGGAGAGGCAGACGAGAGACAAGGAACTGCAAAAGCAGGCGGAGGATAACCTGAGATTGATGATCCAAGGTCTGGAGGAAGCCCAGTCGGAAGGAAAATTCAGTGATGAGGACGCTAGGGCGGCTTATGAGTTCCTTTACGCCGATGGAGGATTGTTGGATCGGATCGTGGTGAACGGTGTCACCAAGGATGATTGGATGATGCTGATGAAAGCGGCAAACTATGACAAGTCCATGATGGATGCGGCCAAACGTGAGGAGGAGGCCCGTAATGAGGGAGAGATCGCCGGACGTAACGCCAATATAGACATAAATAAGAGAAAGAGCACCAAGGTGGATCGGTTGCCGCCCGATCTGGGGTCCAGTGGAGGGATGACATCTCCCATGAAAAAGGAGAAAAACCCGACGATTGACAGGCTGGACAAGATCACGGGACGTAAGAGTGTTTGGCAATAATCATAATTAATAACCATAAACAAGTAGTAAAATGAGATCAAAGAGTTTTTTTAATTATTTGGGCGGATTGGTATTGACCGTTTTAGCCGTGATGCTAGGAGCCACTACCGGATGCGGGATGTGTATGGCCGTGCCGGCGACCACGGATGGAGGGGGAGAGGTGACTGATCTTAATCCGGGGATCGCTGTCACGGGTGCTAATGGAGGGGCTACGGCCACTGATGGCATTCAAATCTCGAAAGATACGGATAATCCCGAGTTGTACGCAAAGGCCATAGACGAGCGTATCACGAGAATGAGACCTATGCGTACGCCTATTGACCAGATCACCAGAAGTGCGGAGAGTATCAGCAAGGTCAATAGTATGGTCGTGAAATATTACAGTGTATCGACAAGACCTATCAAGGATTCCGTCAAAAGCAATACCAATGAGATGACATCGGGATCGTCTTATATAACCTTGCCGGTGAATGACGCTTCCCTGTTTAGTGTCACTGATACTATCCGGGTGTCAGGAGTCAAGGGCTACAAGGAGGATGGATCTACTCAGGATATGGTAAGAGACTTGATGCTTTATGTAGTTGGTAAGAGCGAGAATGAGGGATATCCACAAGTGATCGCCGTGAACGGCAAGCGAAATACAACTGGTGAGAATTCCATTGTGCCCGCTCTCCAAAAGGATGCAGTCCTGATTCGCATGGGGCGTGCCGCCGGCGAGTTGGATGTAGAGACCGGGCAATTCTATTCCTTGCCTACGCCGCAAGAGCAATATTGCCAAAGGTTCATGATGCAGGTGGAGGAATCCACGTATAACAAAATGTGGGATAAAGAAGTTGACTGGAATTTTGATGACATGGAGGAGGACGCTATCTATGATATGCGTTTGGGCATGGAAAATTCGTTCTTGTTCGGTATCAAGGGGAAAGGCAAGGATCCCAAGAAGACCGGCATGGATGTCTATTTCACCGGTGGTATTTGGTGGATGGCCGGTCAGGATAAGACCTTGGGAACCGTTGATGACTCTACCAATGAGGTCGTGATCACGGATGATGAGATGGTTGATTTCTTGAAGGAGATATTCACTGGCAATGACGCAGGCAACAAGACGAAGATCGCTTTTTGCGGATCCAATTTCTTGGCTGCATTGGCCAAGATGAAGAGCGAGCGTTTCAAGGTGGTTAAGGAGTTCGAGAAGTGGGGGCTTAAGTTCACCTCTTTCGATAGCAACTTTGGCAAGTTGTTGGCCATGCATCATGAGTTGCTTGATATGAACATGAAATCGGACGAGGCTTTTGTTATAGATCCTGAGTATTTACGCAAAAAGACTTTCGAGATGTTTGGCAGAAAGACATACGACATGGAGAAGCTGGCTAAACGTAAGACCAGCGCCGTGGTCTTGAATGAGGCCAGCTGCTGTTATCTGGTATATCCGAACGCCCATATCCGTGTTAAGCTTGGTTCTTTATAAAATAGGGGGGGGGGATTAACCTCCCCGCTTTAAACGTTATGTCATGAAATATTTCTCAGATAGTGTTTTGTCATTTAACCTTAAGGTGGGTAATGGGTATAGAAGGATACGTTTTATCCCGATGACAAGAAACGGTAGTTATTACATCCCTAAGGATAAGGAGGAGTCCAAGGCATTGGAGTCAATGGATTGTTTTGGGAGTCGTTTTATAAAGATAGAATCTGATCCCGTTCCTGATAAAAAGTCTAGGGCTAAGGATTTGACCTCGGTCGGGGAGATAAGGTCTTTTCAAGAGGCTATTGATTATTTAGAGAAAACTTTCGGTTCGGATATAAGCGGGCTTATATCCCCGGAAAGCATTCAGAGGGAAGCCCGGAAAAACGGGGTGGTATTTCCTAATATGGGATGATATGAGGTATAATGTCAAGGATTTGGTGACATCCGTGCGGATTACCTTGGATGAGAACAGGATTGAGCAAGAGTATATAGTCTCGGAGGATAACAATATGGAGCTTAATGAGATTATAAGGGAGAAGCTGCTTGACGCTGTACGATCCGTGGAGAGGATAGCTCCGGTACAGATGTTAGATAGCGTTCCGTTGGTAATCCCTGAGGCCGCCCAATATTGCGATACCGATGGCTCCGGATACGTGGTGCTTCCACCAGATTTCCTTAGGCTGACCTTGTTCAAGATGCGATCATGGCGTAATCCGGTATTTGACGCTATAGGGGATGATACGGAGGAGGCTAGGATGCAATATAACGTATATACCCGTGGCACGCCGATTCGTCCTGTCTGCGTGCTATCAAGGGATTTGTCCGGTAGTAAGATCCTTCGGTATTATACCGTGGGGTTTGAGAATAACGGGAAATATAACCGTAGGGATCACCAGATAGATAGGGCGCTTTATCTTCCCGTTCCTTCATATACGGGGGATAACAACGAAGAGTTAGAGTTCAATTCCCTTCTTCGGGAGGCCATTATAAATTATACGGCTGGATTGGTTATGGTTTCCAGAAGGGAACCCCAAATGGCCGAGACTTTTTTTAATATTGGAAAATCATTCGTGGAGTCATGAGCGAGAAAGATAACAACGTGATGCCTTTGGCTACAGATCCTCATAATCTGGGCGAGTTCGATAACGTGTATGACGCTATGCGTAGGTATCCTAACGGAGGCGTGGACGGGGATTATATTTATATCTTGGGTGTCCAGCATTTTTGGAACGTGAATCGTCAAAGCTGGGGGATACTAAAGGATAAGGAGGATAATTTAGTCCAGATGGTAGAGGATTTTATCGGCCTTTTCGAGAGAAGGGGGTATGTCTTCGCTGGTTATGCGTTACCAGACACCACTCCTGTTTCTGGGCTTGACAATATCTTTTATATAGCGGCCAAGAATGGGGTTTATACTCATTTTGGAAGCGATCTGAAATTATTGAATGAGGTTGCTATCTTACGTAAACCCAGAAGATCATCTATATGGATTAAGGATTCAATGGATATCCCGAACTCGGAGAGGATAGACGTTATAGATGATGCCATATCACGTATAAATGTCGATATAAAGACAATAAAATCAGCGATTATCGGCATGGAGAATGATCTTGATGGGGTACATGATTCTATCGATGATATAAATAAGGATATAGATGCTTTCAAGAAGGAGACCTCCGAAAATTTCGAGGAGGTAAACTCTGATTTAGATAAGGTGGAGAAGCGTCTTGATTACATACCTAAGGAGTCGTTTTTATCAGCCCGTCCCGCCGGTTTCAAGCCGGACATCGACCTTACCCCGGAGATCATGGTAGACCGTGCTTGGAGAGACCATGAGGGTAACGTTATCCGTGATACGTATATCACCCGGAGGGGATTGAGGAACGAGATAATCGACATCACCAACCAGCAGGTAACGGACTTGAAACCCGGTTCCGTCGATCCGGACGATCTTTCCGAGGCTACGAAGCAATTGATAGGTAACAAGAGCATTACCAATCTTCCGGACGAGGAGGATATAACCGTTTCGGAAAACCAGACCTTGAAACTGAAAGATAAGGAATACGCACCGAAGGATTACTCCGGCATGGGACGTGTGTATCTCCGGAAGCATTACGTGAACGGCGTGAACACGCTCACGCAGCACATGATGAGAAAGCCGAACACCATCTATATCATCCAATATGACTACTGTTTAGCCGGGCAGACTATAGTTATTCCTGAAAATTGCGTGCTGGATTTCCAAGGGGGGAGTTTGAAAAATGGAAAGATTATTTTTAATAACACGGTAATAGAGTCTAAAGAAAACTATATATTTAGAAATTTAGTTTTTGAAGGAACCACCATGGCTAAATATATATATACAGAGTGGTTTGGGGCAATACCAAATGAATCAACAGATTGTACTGATGCCTTTATATCAGCTGTTAAGTTTTCAGATTGCATAAAGAGAAATTCAAACCTTGCAAATAATATAACAAGTGGAGATTGGCATAATGCACAAAGCAAAATTAATCATTGTACAATAGCATTATGTCAGGGTGTTTATATTCTTAGTAGAGAATGGTTAATAGATAAACCAGTAAATATATACGGGAATGGAGCAACTATAAAAGCAAGTAACAACTTTAATGGGGATAGTTTAATTAATATACCTAATACAGTAGGGTATACGCAAGGAATTTATAAAGATTTTATATTAGAGGGAAATAATAATCAAATAATAGGGCTTATTACATATAGTAATACGTCTTTTTATAGTAACATCTATATAAAAGATTGTTTTGCTGGTGGTATTCAATGTAATAGAGCTAACACTTTTTCTGGTATAAAAATAGTAGTTACAAGCAGCATCGGTTATGATAATAGAGAAGATTTATCAGGAATTTACGGAATGAATATAACTTCCTCAGATGGGTATATAACAAACATGGAAATTGTAAATTATCCTATATGTTTACGAATTGGAGGTGTTGGAGGGTGGTTTATTGAAAATCTACACGTTTGGGGTAAAGAAGAAGCAACATCAAGTTCATTTAAAGGTGGTATAATCCCACGTATAGGAATATATTCGGAAGGAGAAAATAACATCATAAATAATTTTTATGGAGATACAATAATCAAAGCAGATGCTAATCTAGATTATTTGGATATAGTAAAAGGAATAGAAAATGGAGGAATGGCTATATATGAAAAGTGGAATCATGTAAATTTTTATAACAATATTATTGTCTATATTAATCAGGGAGTACATCAAGACCCTTCAAAAATATCTACAGATAATTTAGTAGCCTACTGTAATGGTGAAAGGCCAATTATTAATGGAATTCAAGTTTCTATCTCTTCAAGATCTTTAATGAATCCAGAGTTAGTTCATTATACGTCTGTCAGTCGTGAGTATAAAAACGTAAGAAATATTGCTAGAATAGGAGAAATAGCAGAATGGAAAGATAACACACTTGACCAATCTTATAGAATTAGATATAGTAAAAGTGAAACTTCAAATCTTGAAGGGGTAGTTT